TGTTATCTCTCCATGAGCGTTCATAAGGTGATGCGGCAAATATGTGAGAGCAAAGATCATAGGATCATACTTGGTTAGTTCTCTTCGCCCTTCAGAAAAGGATAGAAGTTCTAAAGGTATACCGTCTAAAATATCAGTTGCTAACATTAATTCCTTTCAGCCAACATTTGATAGATATCGTCTATCCTTTTCTCAAGTCTATTTACCTGGTCTTTTATAGAGGAGCCTCCGTTAGGCTTTAATTCTGATAATGCTTTAATCATATATTTAATCATTCCAAAGAAGCCTCCTGTTATTCCTAAAACTATTACGCCTATTGCTGATATTACCTCTGGTGTCATTATAAGACTACCTCATATTTGGATTTGTGGGAAACATTGTTTGCAGACAGCGAAAAACATAAAAATATAAACGCTTTCCTAACGGGTACCCCTATCATATCAAACCTCATTTGTCAAACCTTCTTTTATCAAACCTTTATTTCTCATAGCCTCATTACGCATCTTTGCTTCATTTAACAAATCAACAATAGCCAAATCTTGTCCATCCTTTTGTCTATTCTCATTGATAACAGTAGATTTACCTTCTATAAGATTAATGGTTTGTATAGCCTTATGAACAGCATTTGCTAATTTGTTCAAACCATCACTATCAAGGACATCTTGCATTAAGGCTTCTACACATCTATCTAATACTGCTTGTGCCGCTATTAGTTTTTCTTTATCAGAATAGAATACTCTTAGATCCCCCGCCATTTTTGCCAGGGTATCAATAGTAGGCATATCCAAACCTCTTTCTACAAACCACTTCTTTGCAGTATGATAAGACTTTGGATATTGGAGATATCTAAGTGTTGGACCAATACCCATTTCTTTGGCTGTCTCTATAAATTCTGTAATTTGTTCTTCAGTAAATGTTCTATATCCCACGATATCCTCCTATAAAGGTTTGTATATTTGACATTACGACGCACATCTGGTAGAATTCCTGCTTATATAAAACCATCATGTTCCACATCCTCTGTCTGACTCATCAAACCTTCAATAATCTGTATTAAATTATCATCCAAACCTATATCTAATGTCATTTCGGTTGTTTTCTGAGAATTAAAGAAAGTCAGGACAAAATGTAGTTGTCCATCTATATACTCTACTTCTCCTGCATATGGGAATAGTGTCATATCTTCTCTATACCGTCCGAATTTCACCTAGTTTGTACATCAGTGCAATTGTATCATCCAAATAAGGGTGAGACAGTAAAAGAGGTGACTTAAAACTGTCCCACCCAGATTGGTGAGTAGACTTGTTCTTGCATTAGCAACAGGAGACAAGTACTACAAGTATATCAGACTCTGTGTTGTTTCGCTTGAGCCTTTTGTGTAATAACTACCCAGCATGGTTTGCAATAACTTACATGACCATCAGCAGCACTTCTGTAGATTCCAAATTGAGATATTGGTTTCTTTGTCTTACATTTTGCACAAACCTTAGAATCACGAATTATTGTTGGACCATTTGCTTTTCTTTGGCTTCTTCTTTCTTCACTCATAGTATTTTGGCATGGCTTACAGTAATACTGAAACCCTCTCTTTACCGACGAAGATCTGTGAAACTCAGACTCTGGCTTTGATACTTTACATCTTGGACATTTATACATATCTATTTTCCCATTCACTATTAGCATGTGTCTTAAGTCTATGGCAATTAGCACATAAACACCATAGATTCTCTCTTTTGTTATTTCTTCTATTGCCGTCTTTATGATCAACTTCAATCTGTTGTGGTACTTCTGCTATAAAACCACATCTTTCACAATAGTTCTTTTTATCTTTAATGTTTGCTTTATTGCATGTTGAACACAAGACTCCAAATCGCTGTTCACCATCATTGCCACGACCAACACTTCTAGCGTTTCTGCCACATGGACATAATCTTGGTATCTTTGATCCTGTTGCTTTACCCATTGCTTTCTTCCACCCATCCTATTTCTTCTATTTGTCCCTGGCAAAATGCACAGGTCTTCATTTCATTTGTTGTTAATGCAGTTAGACTACATGTTTTACAATAATGTACTATCTGTACTTTATCTTCTCTACTCATTTTTATCTCCTTATATATGACCGCTATGCGGTCTGTATCCAGTCAGAGAGTGTTGAATGATTCCAACCTTCTCTTGATTCTTTAACTTTTATTGATATGTTTGTATTTCTTTTATCTTTATTTATCTTTAGTGTATCGGATTTGACTACTGTTTCGTCAGATTTGATACATGGAATAGTCATATCTGGTACCTGGACTGTGTAACGACTGTTTTTGTACTGGTTATTCTCATGCTTTTTCTTGACTATAACAAGCCAACCCAACACTTCAAGTTCTTGCAGAACTTTTACTAGAGTATTGCGACTACCAATACCACTATCCTTCATTAACTGGGACTGATTTGGATATGCAGAAACTCCTCTACTGGCTATTGCGTAGAGAACTGATTTGTGATATCCTCTAGGTAGTGTGCGATCATCTCTGATAGCCACCATAACATTTAAATCCACTTGCCACCTCTTTCTATGTACTACAAGTATAGCATATAATTAGAAAAGGTGCAAGGAAAACTAGAAGAAATCATCCTCGCTTATGCCCTCTTCTTCAAGAGAGTCAAGATCAGCCTCACCATCTTCTGCCTGACCCTTAAGGTTTCCTGCTTCATCAAAGGCTTCTGACATTATTGCATTTCCAGCCTCTACGATTTCACCCATAAATACCATATATTCACCTATGTCTACATCTGGCCAGTCATCACCTATTTCTGTGCTATCCATAGTATCAGCAAAATCACTCATAACATAATTAAAGAAAACAGATTCTTGTCCAGCATTGCCACACATTCCATACATTGTGTCCATTGCCTCATAGAAGGCTGCCTCAACAATTTGTGAGGCTTCCTCGTACAATTCGCCTATCTCTTCTGCCAATTCTGATAAAGCACCATATCTGCCTCCACTAGCACCTCTGAGAACTAACCTAGCCCTATTTCTCATTTCGCTTCTTTGAGTACCAGTTCTATTAAATCTATTAGACAGGCCTCTACTTGCCATTCTTGATGCAGATCTTGCAATTACTGCTCTGGCTACGCTTCTTCCAATTGCCCTTGCAAAAAATGCCATTAGCCAACTTCGCCTTGGAATTTGATTGCTCTAGATTTATATGCATCAACATTTCCAAATGCGTTTAACACAGGAATTGCAGCACTTATCTGCCAAACCATATCTCCTAAAATAGGAATGTTTTCTCTATCTTTTAAGTTTAACAGGAGGTATCCAACAACCATTGGCTCATCAGTAATTAGATTAAGTCTTTGGTTTTGATCAATTCCTGCAGTCAAAGAAATAGTATTAGTAAAGTAATACTCAATTATCTCATCAGAACCCACAGTCTTGACTACAAACTTGTATAGATCTGCAGAAAACTTATGTCTTTGGTATGCTGCTGGTCTCATATTGTTATCCAATTTGGATATTCAAAGTTTGATGAAATAGGTCCAGTTTTAATTGAACGAGACTTCATAAAAGATAACTTAGAACATACCATCACTGCCATTGGCGCAATGAAAGGCGAAATAGAGTCACCTGGCTTGAATGTTGTTGAAGCATCATTTTGCATAGTTGTTGAAACTGCCATTTGCTCAAAAACAATATCCTCATTATTAAGCATATAGGCTGACTGATAGGCAACTGCTCTCTTAAGGATTTCTAAGTCCTTTGTTTCAGTTACATCATTTTCAAACCTACCAACATAGGCTTCAATAGCATACTGTGCTCTTTGAATTAAGTCAGATTTGACTATCTTTCCTGTAATTGTTTTTACTTCTGTTATTGTTGTAAACATTTTTTCTCCTTTCCTATTCCGCCAGCCATAGCAGACCTAGATAAGTCATGCTTAGCACTGGAATTTCTTGTGTTGGGTATATCTCTTCTTCTATTGTTGCATATAGATCTGACTGATAATCTAAATTATCTTTGTCTGTTTCAGATCTAATAATACCATTTGAAGAACTTGATGCTGCTTGGATCAAAGGTCCACCACCACCTAATGTTGGCTTTGTCTGTCCATATTCAGTAAGTTCTTTTACATTAACTTTGCGTGGGCTTTTGTTAAGTCTTGATGTAGAATACTGCCAAGCACGAGTTTGAGTAGTCTCACTTACATCTCCAACTGGAACTACTTGAATTGTAGCCTTGTTATATTCTTCACGGCTCATTGTGTATCCATCTTCAATAACATTAAGGAATATCTTTCCAAGAATCTGACGGCCATCAAATGTGCCTCCAGTATTTACTATGAGTGTTGTTACATCGTCATCATTTGGATTTGCAACTGCTGTGCTTCCAACATAATATGTATTTTGCATTTTTGTTACTGGTGTTCCATACAATATGTTTGCTGGTTCAATTACTGATAACGGCTTTGTTCCACGAGCATTTTCTCTGTGCCCTGGAATATTAATGTTTTCTGTAAAAGAATTGAGGGCCAACCCTGGAATTAAAAATTCATTTCCTTCTAATATACCAAGAGGCTTAGAAACATATTTTGCATGGTACTCAGTTTTAGAATCTTCTGATTCATAACTAATAAAATCAGTAAGAATATGTGTAGCCCTATTGGTTAATCCTGCAACTGGTGTTGCTAAGTGATATCTGTTTAGGCGATGTGTATCAAAGTACATCTCAAGAGCCTCTGAAGGCTGAAATGGATTGATTGCAGCAGATTGTCCATCAGATGTCTCAGTACTTTGAGATACCTTTGTAAACCGCTTTACAAGGCCTAAATCACCAGCAAGCATTTCTGATGAAACATAAAGTTTTGCACCATAAACAACAAGGTTCTTTAATGATTTAATAAAACTATCATACATAAACTTAACAGCCGTTGCGTTTTCATTTGGCAATGACTCTTCAATTTCTTGCCATGTATCTGGGTAGTTCATAAAAACAATTAAATCGTAGTTGCCAATAGATATGTCAGACTCAAGATTAATAAATCTTTCATTCCCAAACTGATCAGACCATCTTGAAATAAAGAATGGTTGTGAGTTCATTGTTAATCCTGGCTTTGATTCTAACTCAATCCATTTCTGTGCTTGAGTAAATGAATTAATATTTGATTCAAGCGTCCAGTATGTTTCTGACTTGTATCCTTCAGTTACATAAACCAATGCATCACCAATCTTAGTTGGTGAGTCTGCATCGTTTGCTCTAGTTAATGGGCTTGACTTACCATTAAATATCCAAATGCCGTTTTCATTTGCGTTTATTTGATTAGTTAACAAAACTCTGTCATTAGTATTTAGATCAACACCACTAAAAGTTAAGTCTAATAATGATCCAGTAAAGCCAGAGTATTCTGAAATTTGATTTGGATCTCCTTGAGCATTAGTAAGTCTTGTTAATCCACCTGCTGCAGCAGTCTTGAGATTTTGTGGTGAAACTGATGCAGGACCCCAAATTAATACATTCTCTGTTAATGCTATACGAACATTGGCAATAGTATTTTTTGATGCTTTTCTTGCCAAATCAATATTGTTTGTTTCTGTTATTGAGTTTTTGTTCTTATGGGTAATGCAATAAGAGTCAACAATGTACTTGCTATCAAGTTCAATACCGTTTTTATTTGGCACATCTTTCCAGAATAGTTTAAGTGCTCTTGTTTTATTTACTGAAACCTGTGCATCGCCCATGACTGCTGATGCAGTTAATGATGGCTTTGCTGGAAGTTCATCATAATTCCAATACTTGTAGCGAGTCTGAATTTCAAATATATCTAATGGAAAATTGATTCCTGATGCAAAAGTTCTAATTGATCCATTGAATTCATTTCCAACTATTGATGACCAGGTTGTTGGGTTTGCAGCAAGGTGTGTAATTTCAGGAAAAAAGATTTGGCTGTTTGAATGTTCAGATGTTCTTTTATCTAGTTTACCATCAATCCAGAACTCAATTGCTTTCTTGTCAAATTTATCTACAGATCCCTTGATTAATCCTGGTCGTGTAAAGTTAATTACAGCATGGTGCCATTGACCATCTGCAATAGTTTTGTTTCCTAAGATAGTAAAAGATGTTGCATTTGTTCCATCTTCATCTATGTATGTTAAGTTAAGTTTTCCATTTACAACATTTACAGTTAGTTTATTTAAATCTGCATTCTTGTCATCAGATAGATAGTTTGATGACTGAATGTTTGTAATTTGTGGATTTGAACTAGCACCTGCACCATAAGCAATAATACAGTTTTGTTTATTTGTTTTAAAACTGAACTCAATATATCCAGATCTAAAAGATATTGGCAGCGATGATTGACCAAATGCTAATTGAATAAGTGTGTTGTCTTCAATAATTGGAACTAACTTTTCTGTACCATTGTCTGATCCAAGAGGATATAAAGATGTTACTGCTGCTGAAAGATCTGTTCCACCACTTGATCTATAATAAGATTGACCAGAATATGGGTTTGTTTTAATAGGGTCACCAAATATAACTGTTCTTGGAGATGGTGCTGGTGTTGTGCTAGTAGAATGATTTGTTATTTGTACTTCTTTACCTCTAACATTCCAGACTACCTGGTCTGCTATTTCTTGACTAATTGATGAAGCGATATTTGCTCCTGAGTGTGAAAAATCATAAATGAGTCTGTTTTTTGCAACGGTAGATGTAAGCACCTCAAACTGATCAAATTGTTGGAATGTATTTACATTAGCCATTAGCGTACCTCTCTCATTGGAATTAAAGTATTTTCTGTTGTGGACAATACATATTGTACCCACTTAGAATTTGGATCAAATGTTCTCTGACCATTGATTAATATTGCATTACCCTGACCAGTTTGAACACCAGTGACTGTTCTATTGACAAGGCTTAGTGATGCTGTCAATGGTGTTGCATTAATAATTCTTGGTGTACCACCAGAGCCAAGACCAAAGGTTGCAAGGAATAAGCCAGCCACTACATTTCTTGAATCAGACCTTACTGCATCATTAATATCTGTTGTTGCATCCATGCTATCTGTTTCAATTAATGTTGAATAAACAGTTGTAATTGCTGGTTCTGTTTGTGCAGGGAAAGCAAGCATTGAATCAGCAGTTATAGTGGTTCCTGTTGATACTGTTGGATCCATTAACAATGCTGATCCAGACGCTACACCAATATTAGACTCATTAAATGAATTAGTTCTTGTTGGCATATTGTTATAAAGTGCATTAATAATTGTTGATGTTGCATTTGTATTTGCCCAAATAATTTCATCATATACACAACGAATGTTTGAAGGATATTGTGGAAGAGATGTTATTTCAAATGGTGTAATTAATGATCCAAGAGACATTCTTGGGTAATTGTTTGCACTATCATTTGGTGCATCTACTCCGCCATTCGTAAATTCAAGATCCATATTTCCAATATTTTGTTCAATAAATAGTACCTTGTTTACATAGACTCGTATATGTCTTGGATTATCAAAACTAATTAATACCTGGTTTGTTCCGTATCCAAATAGTGCAGGGTTGGTTGTTGAAGAACTTCTTACTAGTGTTGTTCCATCCCAAGTATCAAGCCACAACAAACCTCCTAATTGATATAGCAAAACATAATGGTTGTTTGATGGACTGTTGATATTTGCAACAATTCTTAATCCTGGAGCACTAAAGTCGTTATATGGTCTTTCCATCCAGAATGATGTAAAGAAGTTCCCACTTCCAACAGAACCCCAACTATCATCATGCTGTGACTCATAAAGTGTTATTCCATTAAGAGGACTTACGCCAGCAGTAATGGCTGACTTATTGTTGATTGACTGTCCATATTGAACAATGCTTCCAGATACATTAATGCTTGGAACTGCATATGTTGTATCTGACCCATGATTTTCTAGTGGTGTTGCTGTGTCAAATGAGTAGTATCTGTGTAGATTTGGAATAGTCTTTACATAGTTATAGTATTGATTGTTTGCAACATAAACTCGTTCAAGGTTTGCATTTGCAAGCATAGGATCTACATTAATAATACTGTTAGTAGTTACTGAAGGATTAACTATTAATGCACTAGCCATTGCTTCATCAGGTGCTAATGTTTTTGATCTACCAGGAATAATTACTGGTTCAGGAATACGAGCAGCAAGTGCTGGCATTGGGTCTTCATCAAATATAGTGTTTTGTACTGGAATAACTTGATGGTTACCAATCTGAACACGGAACTCTGTAACTGTTGAGTTGTATCTTGTGTCAGGACTTAAACTCTTAATAAAGTTGTAGTGCTCTACTACCTGAGTTCCAGATAATGTCTTAGGATAGATAGCAAATTCGTCAACCTTAACTCCGTCATGTAGTTTAATTGTTTGGCTTCCTGATAGTTGAATTCCGCCACCAATCATTGGACCAGACCAAATATTCTGTGGTTGATCAAGACTAATGTCAATAAGCCCAGCATCTGTAAATGCATCATTATTAGGATTGAGTGAAGTATTAGAAATTGTTAGTAGTTGATTTGAAACAATTCCACTGTTTAAATAAATCTTTCTTCTAATTTGTTGTGGATTAGTTACTGATTCATATGTAACTACAAGGTGATTCCATTCATCTCTCTTTGGGTTAGCATCAGGGAATGATCTCCAGGTAGCAAAAGCACCTGCAAGATTACTAAAGTCATAACTCTTAAGTCTTTCTCCAATAAGCATAATCTTGTTTTGTGGATCAGAACCAGGTATGCAACCAAAGAAATCCCAAACTTCAGTAATCTGTGTAATTCCATCATTAAAAATTGGACCAGATTCTTCATACGCTAAAGTGTTTGTTGTGCTTCCATAGCCAATTGATGTATACCAAATTTCAATAGTTAAGTTTCTAGATGCATAAAGATCATTAATTTTTGTTCTATAGTCTGGAATGTTTGCTTGCAATTCTGGACGATGCAAAATAACACTATTAGCATTAGCCATCCATGATTTTTGATTTCCAACAGCATTCATTTCTTGACCAGACTGAACATTTACATCAATATATTGACGGTTCCATCCAGTTGCTTGCCATGATCCATAGTTATTTGGCGTTGCCTGACCATCTTCAATATAAAATACTGGTTGATGTACAGTTACTAATGAGAAATAGTTTGGTGCTGTATACACTGCTGGCATAGGCAAAGAAGCATTTGCTTTTGCAGGTTGTCTTGATAGTATTGGCTCAACTAGGATTGCTGAAGATAGGAATGCTTCTGGAGTAATTGACTTATCTCCATTGGTTTCAATTTGAATGTTGTCACCCATTATTGCTTGAATACCACCAAAGAATCCAGTATTAAATTTAAGATTATCTCCTGTAGACCAACTTGGCTCAGGGAAAAATGATGATACTGTTACTGATGTTGTAACCTCAATATGATCACCCTTTGTAGATACAATTGTTGGAGACATTGACAGCGCTGTTGCCAAGAATCTGTCTGCTGAATGAACAGCATTTACTGATTGTGCAGGTGGGAACTGTGTACCTGCTAGCCAAATTTGATTAATTTCATATGATGTAAGAGTTGTTGCAGTGGTTGCATGGAAGTTCTGGAACTTAATTGATCCGCCGTTTGCTGAAGCACCATTGTTTCCAATATGGAAAGATGAATATGTAGCAGAAGTATCACTATTTGTTTTAACTAACTTAAGTTCTCCATTAATATATACTTCAAAGTTATTTACACCAGCAGAACCAGTTCTTCTAACTGCTAAATAATACCATTCTGTTGTGTTAACTGGTGTTGTAAGGTAATCGTATGTAGTTCCATTTAATGAAACAGCAAGTTTTGAAGGTTGTGTTGTGTGAGATGAACCAGTCAAACTAACAGAAAAATCAAGAGATGTTGATGTCACAGTACTTGTTCCTAGAGTAAACAGTCTCATTCCTTCATTTGCTGTTCCAGTTGAAAGAGTAGGAAGTTTAAACCAAATACCAAGTGTATAGTTTAGGTCAGAAGATATTCCTGCCTGTAAAGTAGTTCTTGTTCTTGAGTTTGCAAGTTTCCAACATCCAGTACCAGATGCAAATGGTCCATCAGTAGCATCATAGATTGGTGTATATCCAGCAGCATCAAATGTATTAAATGCAGAAAATGTTGAAGGTAGTGTTCCATAACTAGTAACACTAGTTATGCTTGCTACATTAGTATTAAATTCAGTACCAGTTTGAACTGCATATGTTGCAATCTTAGATTTAAGAGTTCCAGGTGTGTAATATAGTGGAGGTGCTGGTGGTGTTCCATATACAGGATCTACTATTAACAAAGACATTGAAAGAATGTCTGCAGGAACAATTGCTGAATTATCAGAAATAATTAGTGGTGGGTTTACTATTGTTGCTGATACTGCATATGCTGTTGCAGTAATGACAACTTGATTATCAGAAATAATGTTGCTTGGATCAACCATAAGTGCTGATGCTGTAACTGGTTGAGGATAATTATTTGAATCTGCTGTTTGACTAAATGTTGCATTAACTGATGTTGCAGAAGCATTAAGTGTTTCTATAAGAACAATATTTAAACTTAGATCTACAATAACTGCTGGCTGAACAATTGTTGCTGAGACAGGAATAGATGTAACAACTTCTATATTTTCACGATCTGCAATGACTATTGTTGGTTCAAGCGATACTGGATCAATAAGGAATGGGTCAGCATTGACTGTTTTGTTTGTTGTTGTTGTTACTACTGGATCTGCACCACCATTAAAATCTGAAGTAGTTGCGTGACCCAGTAAACCAAAGAATCCACCATTTTCAATGTCTGCACCCCAAACAATAAAGTTAACATTTGAATTCACAATTATATTTGAGTCTACATGTGTAGCAGATGCTGTTAATGTAGGAGAAATAATGGATACGCTAGATTGTGGAACGCCATCTGCAGGGGCAAATTCAGCATTTGCAGTTATTGCTGTTGCGTTAAATGATATGTTTGTTGCACCACCTGAACTTCCTACTGCCCAAATTTCTGCAATTGCTGTTGCATCAACTGCTGATGCTGTTGATTGATGATAATTAGATATCCAAAATTGTGGGCTATTGTTATTACTATGAGTTGTTGATCCAAAGAAAATTCTTGCAGGAGTTGCACTTAATTCAATGTTAGTTTCACTTCCGATAAAAACACCATCAAGGTATGCTTGCATTAATGTACCAACTCTACGAACAGCAACGTAATACCATCTGTTTGCCTCTAGAACTGGTGTGTAAACGCCTCCACCTTGGAAACTGGAAGTAAAATTAAAAACCATTCTTCCTGCAAGCGAAATTCCACCTGGCCCAGTTAATGTTGAGCCTATTGGCGCTATACTTGCTTGCCATCCTGCTGAAACTTGAATGGGAGTTATTCCACCCAGTTGTATTCCACTTAGAGTAGCAGTTGGTGTAGTTGTTGGCACTGCAGAAAGTTTAAACCACCAACCTTGTGTCCAATCTTCATCTGAAATTCCTGCTAACTCATTTGCTGCAGTTGATCCAAATCTTGTTCCACTAGTAGCAGGAGCAGTATATCTCCAAGAACCTGCACCACCTGCTGGACCAGTTGTTGAGTCATAAACAGGTGCTGAACCAGATAAATTAAATGCTCCTAGTGGATTAGAACCTGTTCGTGTTGGGGTTAATGAATATGCCTCACTAAACTCAATACCACGCTCAAGTGTGTATGAATTAATTTTAGTATTTAATGCTGATGCCATAAAAAAAGACTACGCCTGTTACAGCGTAGCCATTCCTCCTGTCAATGCTAGTTCTGGATTAACTCCAGACAGGCTGTGGCCATTGATTGATGGAGTTGCAAGAGAGAAGCAGGTCCGTGTTGAGCAGGTAATCTGTTTTGCAACAGTTACAATTTCTACCTTAACGGTAGGCTCAACCATATTTGATATGAGTCCAATAGTTAGTGGACCTGCTTCTACTCTTATGTTCATTATGCTACAGTAACTCTCACGATACCTGTAGAGTCCCATGTAATGGTAAAGTTACCATTTGATGAAGACTGATCTGAACCAAAGTCAACATATCCAATAAGTGGACGAGTTGCGTTTGTTGCTGGAGTTGCATCGTAGATTACTGCATAACGAGCAGTAATTGTTGATGAAGCCCATGTTGTGTCATCTGCATCCAACTTAATTACATTGGTTGCTGAATCGTATGTGTTGGTCTTGTTAGCAAGAGTGTTTCCACCTGCTGTATAACCTGTACCTGTTACTTCATTAGCAACAACATCATCAAAATAGTTGTGTGCGTCCTGATCAGGTGTGTATGCATTTGTTAGAAGGGCAACCTTGATTGTATCTGAATCAAAGTCAATTTCCTTGTTAAATGCTGCTTGAACGAATTGTCCGTATAGTTTGCTAGCCATTTTTTATGCTCCTGTCTTTTCTACGATTGCAAATGCATCGGCATCTGCTACTGCGAACCCACGACGGATGCGAGTCTTCAAGACTACACCGTCACGAGCAAATTCTGCATCACGAGAAACAACTGACTCTACGCCACCACGAACACCATTGATAAGCATCTGACGGTTACCGACGATGAGCAATGCGTTTCCTGCTGGTGAATCTGTTGCTGCTGCTGATGTTGCTGCACCGTATGAAATTACCAATGGATATCCAAATAGAGATCCTGGTGTTCCTGCTAGTGGATCTGGTAGAACTAGGTCAGAGTTACCCTTGACCATTCCACGGATTTCCTTAAGCATCTTAGGGTGAGCCATCCATACTGTGTTTGCTGAATCAAACTTACTTGAATCTTCAGCAATACCTAGAGCATTATTAAGTTGTGCATAAGTTAGTGCTCCACCTGTTTGGATTAGGTTTGTTCCTGCAGCACCTGGTGATACTGCACGATATAGAGATGTAAACGGCTGACCGTCATCTCCGTCGCCTGCGGCTGTTACGCCAAGGCAGGCATTGTCATACTTACGAGCCCAGCGAGATGCCCACTCACGCTTGTAAACAGAAAGTGTGTCTACTAGTGAGTCATTTACATCTTCTTCTGAGATATGCATCAATTGTGCATACTTTCTTGCTGTTAATACGATTTCGTCTAGAGTTGGGTTTGATGCAGGAATTTCTGCGCCTTCTGCAACCACTTGTGGTGCATCTCCAACGAAACGAGGTACTGATTTTGTACGAGAAGCCATTGCTTCACGACGGGCGAAACGCTCTACAGCAGAATTCGCAATAAGATCCTGGATTACCGTGGACCCTTGCTCTTCTAGGATGTAGCCATTTGCCTCTGTTAAATCAACTCTTGAAATTGGCATTTTATCCTCCTATGGATATTAAAGTTATTAAATTGTAGTTTTGAATCGTCTAATTCATACTTAGTATAGGGCAAGCGTCCACTTACTCCCAATAAGTCTATTGTACCATTATTTCTACAATTTACCCAGTATTTTTGCTGCTTGTAATTGAGTTGCTGAATACTGAGTATTAATTGTTGCTTTGAGACTTGTGTCTGCTTGTCCACCAACACGAAGTTTGGCATCAAAGATTTCTGGCAAGTCTGCCCTTAGTTGTTCTAGTTGTTCGTCCAAACCAGTAACCTCAAGGTTTTCATCAAAGTCTAGTTTAAGAGTATCTAGATATTTAATAAATCTCTTTGGTTCCTTTAGTCCTTCAGCAGATAGTCTTTGTGCTACCTTTTCCTTTAGCAGTTTCCCACTAAACTCTGCGATCTTTTGATTGCTACTGTTTAAGTCAATCTCAAGTCTTTCTTTTTCTTCTCTAAACTTTTTAGCATCATTCTTTGCACGATCTAAAGCAGCGAGTACTGCCTTTGGATCATTTAGAGTTGCTTCTTCTGTTGCTTCAGTTGTTTCTGTTGCTTCAGTATTATTAGTTTCCAACTTGTCCACCTGTTTCTTCCATTAGTACATTATTAGTGTTTGTATTTTGTGTCAAACTAGTTATTGATTGTTCTGCTGCAGCAATTTCTCTTGCAACTTCTAAATCATAACCCATTTCAATGAGAACCTGCTCAAGAGAGACACCAACAACTCTCTTCTTAACTGCAACTTCCCAAGCATCTAAACTGTCCATACTTTCAATGTCTTGCCACTTAACTTGAACATTAGGTTCACCAGCATTGTCAATTCTTAGAATAAATCTAAATACATCTGCCCATGTAGAACCAAATGTAATCTGACGATCCTTTACCTTAGCAATAAGTGGTGCTTCAGCAGTTCTTAGTGATTCACCAGAAGGAATGCTTCCAGTTTTCTCAAAGTAATGAAGTGGTGTGCAAGTAATTGATGCCATTGAACGAACAAAGTCCTTTACTGGTTCTGTAAATACCTTGTAGTCTGCTGGTGAAAATTCTCCAACCTTGTCTACACCTTTTAGATACCAAAGTTCTCCTGGTCCATTCTTTAAACGACCAATGTTTTCTGCTTCTGTTCCTGTTTCATTAAAGTCTTCAAACTCTGATGAGTTTCCAGATCCACCAAGAGCATAACGCTGTGGAGCACCTTGATAATCAACAGTTGTCATGTGAGTAACAATTAGTTTGTTTACTGCGTCTTGTGGACCGTAAGCATCAACATGCTCTGGTCGTCCGTATTGCTTTGAGGTACGGAAATGGAACACTGGTACTTCATTCCATGGGTTTTCTACTACTGCAACTGGCAAGAAGCCATTAGCAGATACAATGTTTACAACTTCTCCAGGCATTTGATACTTTTCAATGCGGTCAGCGTAATACATATTTAGATGAGCAGTCTTCTTTGTGTGATCCATTGGATCTTCTGACTGCCACAACTTAGCAGCAAATCTCTTTGTGCGTGGGTTCTCGTCATCATAAATCATGACAGTTGTAAGTGGTGAGTTGTAGTCAACAGTAACATTTCCTTCTACATCTGTCCAAACAATTGCATAGCAATCTCCGTAAACGAGTGCACGACGGTGAATTTCATCAGCGTCAATCTGCAAGTCATTCATTTGCCAGATGCTTTCAATTTTATTGTTAGCCTCATCTGTGTTTGCTGTAATGTTTGCAATTTCTAGACGGTTGAGAACTGAGTCTACAACTGTTCTTGCAAAGTTAAATCTAAAGTCGTTTGGAGATCCTCCAAGTAATTTGTACCAACGATTGTTTGGAAAAACCTCAGAGTTTGTTCCTTCGTAGTACGCTTCTGCTGTTAGATAAGAATTTCTTCTATCTACGATTGTGTCAATAGCCTTTTTAATATCAGACATGTTGTCTCCTTAAATAATTTATTTGTTTTGTTTCTAGTTTTACTGCTTTGTTATCTAAAAAGTACAAAATGCCAGAAACAACGGCATCCAATACATCCTCGTGTGATACTTTTGGAAAAGACCACATTTGTTCTTCCAAAGTTGGGAAATGTGCAGTATGTCTGACTTTTCCCTGTTGGTAGAAATTCAAAGCCTTGCCAGCACGAATCTGCTTTGATACGCTTTGAGATTTGGAACGGTATTTAGCGTTAACCTTTTTGAAAACATCTTTCCAAAGGTCACCACCTTGGTTTACTTCTACATAGAGAACTCCGACATCAAACTTCTCCACTAGGTATTCTACTCTGTCAGCAATTTCTGACGGAGACATCTTTACTTGTTCTGCGTGTCTTACATAGATGACTGGCTTACCCAAATCATCAATACCTCTTGACATTACTGCAATTCCAGTATAGTCAGATATCTTGTTCTTTGTTACGGCTGGGTCAATTGAGATAATTGTGTTGCCGTAATCTTCTAACTCTTCAATAACAATATCTTCACTAGTCCAAAATGTTCCATCAGTGTTAATTGGACGGTTCATATAGTTCTTGGCGAAGTCACGAAGGTGTCTCTGTGATTCAAGCCATGGCAAAGGCCACTTCTCAGGCCAAACAGATCGTTCTGACCCATCATCATTAGGCATAATCGCTGGATAATAGTGAACATCTACATTCTGGTCTTTAATCCAGTTTAATTCAGGATCAGCATAGCCTTCGCCATATTTTCTGAATTGATCCATTACAGAATTCGGCATAGTCGTTGTTCCGACAAAAATCATACGAGCATAGATATTCATAGGAGCAATATCGTCAAATACAGTGTTTTTCTGCTGTCCTGCCTGGTATTCAGAGTAGTTCTTTTCACCCTTCTCAATATCATCAAGAATGATTAGGTCTGGACGCTGCCCAAAGACCTTCTTACCTAAAGAGTTAGTGTCAATACCATTAGCGTCAAAGATAAAATCGTTGCTCTGAATAATACGCCAAGAATTTGATGCCATGGCACGACCTGAAGAATTAACAATTTTAGGCTTGCACAGGTCTGGATAATCTTCAATAAGGTATACATTTGACTCCAATTCGTTTTTAAATGTCATAAGGTGGGTTTCGGCTTGGGATGCAGCATCAGAAAAGGCAGCAATAAACTTAACATGCCCATGAGCAGCAGCCCACATAGGTAAAATTAGAAAAATCCAAGTAGATTTGCCACATTCTCTTGGAGCGATAAAGGCATCACGGTTTTCTTTAGGGTTTTGCGGCTTATGAATCCAGGATTTCCCGTATTCTGCCAAATCAGTATGGAATTCAGATAATGTTATCTCTCCATGAGCGTTCATAAGGTGATGCGGCAAATATGTGAGAGCAAAGATCATAGGATCATACTTGGTTAGTTCTCTTCGCCCTTCAGAAAAGGATAGAAGTTCTAAAGGTATACC